ATTGAAGAACGCTTTGCATCTATTGAAACCTCAGTTAAGTTTTTAGAAAAAGAAATAGATAGCGTAGAAGTACCAGATGTTACTGAAATAAAAACAGACATCGCTACTATTAAAGCTGAGATTTCTTCTTTGCAACAAAAAATAGCAGAGAATAACAAGAACCCACTGTCTGGGTAATTTTTAAGGGTTTTACAAGAAATTGTGTCCACAGGAAGCCCGTGGTGAGCATATCTCCAAATGGTCTATGCAGTTGGTCTCGTCAGGCTAATAATTAACTAGCAGCTCTCTTAGCAGCTTCAGCGGCCTTTCCGCGTTTTAACTGTCGAATGCCATAGTTTTCTGATGCATTTCGTAGATTTATGATTTTTCTCTCCATTTTAGAGAAAGTATTCCAATCTCGAACTTCAGTTGCGGTACGTCCACAACCTTTACATCGATCATCACCCCATTGAGTGCAACTACATATTCCAACACACGGACAATCTGCAACGCTTGTGCAACGTCCTAGTGTTTTAGAATGTTGAGTAAACAATCCTACCTCGTTCATCTATTCCTCCTGTGACTTTACAAGTTTATCTAAGTACCACTGAGCTTTTTTTAAGTCCTCAAGTTTTCCTTTGTACTCGTATCTCCACAAATATTTCATAACATTGCCTTTACAGTAGCCAGCGAAAGCTTCTTTGCTCATGCTTGCTTCTATTCCTTCAATGCACTCTATTCCGCCTTGATTGTAATGAGGCGGTTTATTTACCATATCCATATCTAAACTCCATTTCATATAAGATCCTTATTTATATCTAAACATATGTTGCTTATTTTAGCTACATATGCTTCAAAAGTCACGGCACACCTCCAAAAGCAATCTAAATAAAAAAACTCCGTTTCCGGATTACTTGTTATACAAACACCGCCAGGGGATCCCAGGACTATGTACGCAGGAAGATTATCGTCATGCGCTCGTCGGATCCAGATTCGTTGTTGTTGTGAAAGGTTGACTGGTACTTTTGATGTACCGCGGTTAGGAAGCTCTTGTACGTATTTGTACTCTACAAAACAAAAGCCAGCTGGGCCAGAATAGAACGCATCAGGTACGCCCCCATGGTAGGGGTCATTGATTTTCCACTTATAAACTTCTTTTGGTAGTTTCTTGTGGACTTTGTTGATGAAATCCTTTTCCTTCATTAATTAATTAGTATACACGATGCGACAACTAGTGTCGCACCATGTACGCACGGCAATTACTTAATGCTTTCGAATACCTTCTTAGCGTCGTTGTAATCATCTTCAGTCGACCAACCTACATTTTCTACTTGTATATTGTAGAACTTTTGGCCAGCTCGATTCTGAGTTTGTAGAGAAGCCATTTTCCATAAAGATGAAAAACGATCTCCACTTAAACCCGCAATCTGACTGTTCCACTCTCTCGACACTCGTAGCTTAGAAGATGCACAGTCAAACAAGAACGGTATTTCTAACGATCCAGTTTCTGCATTTTTTCTAATTAACAAATGTGAATGAGTTTCAGTGATGTCATAATCATCTGGGTTCATTCCTTGAGTCACAAGGGATTCAATAGCTTCTTCTTTGCTTGCAAAGCTTCCTGCTAATCCGCCTCCTTTCTCACGTTTCTTCCAAGCTACAAACTCTTCAGTAAATCGTACGTTCATCACGTAGATCTCCTGACCGTAGTTTTCCCTTGTTATAGTGTTAATGAAATCACCGGGCTTGGCGCCTGTAATACATTCACTATGGTTCTCATCAACTTCATTGCTAAGCTGCTGAAGTTGTTTCACCCTAGGGGTTTGTAGATGGGCTGCGGTAATGTTTTCATTACCCAGTCCGCTCCCTTTTGTTGCGTGCGCAGGGACTTTATCGCTTACTAATGCTATATCACTCATGGTTATTACTCCGTTTTTCGTTGATATTATTATTTCGACCTGAAGTTCATTCGGGTCAGTTCAGTTGCTTCTACGCCTGGAACATCCTGTCCCATTTGTATTAGCTCCCTAAAGGCCACTGCCGACATGCGTTTTTGCATCAACTCGAACTGCCCCGTGGCAATTACATGTTGATGTACCGCATCCCAGTCGCGAACTGTCGGGACTATTTCCTGTTTAATGGAAACAGTACACGCATCATTACCAACCCGATCAATTCCTTGATCTTTAAGGCTAATAATAATCTGTGTTTCTAGATCATCCTTTTTTGATTTAAGGATTTTCTCTTGTTCAGTTAAAGTGACAATCTCTTGTCGTGTGTTGGCTAAATCATTTAGCAGTTCGTCCATATTCATTAGTGAATTATCTCCGTATCTGAGGCAGGTTGTGCAAAGTACACCTCGTCTGTTAGTTGTAAAGCTTCTTTGCTAGCTTCTAAAATTAGTTCAACTAAAGTATCAGGTAAGTCTTCTTCTTTAGTTTTTTGATGAAGTAGTTCGCTCATAGCAAAAATCAAAGCTGTTGCAATTGCTTGAGTAGGTCTTTTTTGTAGTTCCTCTAAAGTTTCTTTCATGTCTTCGCTTAAATATAAAGCAAATTCTTTTCTATCTGACATTGTTAAGCTCCGTTAAAATGTGGAGTAAATTCTCCATCTTGCCCAACTTAGTATTGAGTTTGGTATATACATCTTCTTCCCAGGTTTTATGTGCAGCAATAAGAATAGTTTCTGTTTTTTGTTTTTGTCCAGATCTATGTATGCGTTTATTAAACTGTTGAAAATGTTCTGCGTTGTATGTAGGCGAGCACCAAATAGCAGCTGTAGCTTTTGTAAGTGTAAGGCCATGGCCTGCAGATTGTGGATGACAAAACAATACTTGTATTTGGCCTGCTTGAAAACGTTCTACAATATTACTACGTTTGTGTGCAGGTACTGATCCATCTATAAGATCGTAAGTAATGTTTTGTTTTTCTGCTAGTGCTATTAATGCATCGCGTTCGTGTTTCCAATTAAACGCTACAATTGAATGAGCTCTAGTAGATACTAGTTGCATAACAATGTCATAGCGTTCTTGATGTAGATATTGAACGTTGCCATCTTCATCATAGACACCACCTGAAACTAATTGTAATAACTTCTTAACTCGAGCCCCTGCATGTACAGCGTTAATGGTCCCTGATTTAGTGTATAAAACTGATTCTTTAACAAAGAGATCGTACATAGTTTGTACGCCTGTGGATAACTTTGTACGTACAGTGCGAACTATGTTTTCTGGTAGATCAATACAATCTTCAAGAGCGTATCGTATGGTTATGTCGCTAAGCTTTTCAGCTACAGCTTCTTCTATGCCAGGTTTGTCAACCCATTCGTTGGCAAAGCCATTAAAACGTGGTGTACATACTTGGTTTCTAAAAGCCCAATAGCGTTCTCCTAGACGTTCTCCGTCATCTACGAGAAGCGCTGGGTGCCATAAATCTAGAATAGTATTACTATTAGGAGTACCAGACATGGCAATCCTATTAGTAAAACGTGAGATAAGTTTTCTAATATTTTTACTGCGCTGTGCTTGTTGGTTTTTAAAAGCAGTAAACTCATCAATAACGATTGTAGAAAACCCGTCAAGGTAATGTGAATTTTTACATAGGAAATTGACAGCTTCGAAATTAGTAACGACCATTTCGAAGGAATCATCTTCAAATATTTTTTTACGGTTTTTAGCATATGCTACTCCAAATTTAATGTCAGGTTGGAACTTGTGTATATCTTCTGCCCATGCTGCTTCTAGTATAGAAAGAGGAGCTAAGACAAGCGTTTTGCCTGAGAAGTTAATATGTGCATCCAATACAGCGCGTGTTTTACCTGTGCCAGGATCAGATGTAATAAGACATCTAGGCTGAGATAAGATAAATTTGGTGGTGGCAGATTGATGCTCATAGGGGGGTGGGGTTTCTCGTTCGTTGTTCATGTTCGTTCCTCGTTGATAACATCCGGTGTTAGTTGGATGGATGTTATGAATTTATTATACTACTTTATTGCCCATTCGCAATAGGGATCTTCTCCTTTACCAAATGAACACCATCTACAGCTATTAGTAGAAGGGTTCGGTGGAAATTTAGTAGCTGTTGTCATGTTAATTGCTCGCTCCTGTAGTTTAGGAAGGAACATCATGGCTTGATCTCGTGTGTATGTTTTTTCCATGGTTGTTCCATGATCTAAATACCACAGTTCTGTTCTTGCAATTTCTAAATCTGGGTATCTTAAAAAGCTACCTATTGCGTAAGTAAGAGCTTGCTGGGAATGTGCTATTTCATTACCGTATTGTTTACCTGTTTTATAATCTATAACGCGTGCTGAGGTTTCTGATTCTTCTACGTATGCATCTAATTTGATACGCGCCCAAACACCAGGTTCCATCCAACCGCATGGTTCCCAATCAATAGTGAATCCCCACTCGCCTTCTAGTTCTACAGTAGCATTTATAAAACCTTCTCTCATATCTTTGAACTTAGTCTCAAACTTTTTAAGAGTGTCTGGCATTTCTGCTATGTTTCCACGTACGTAGTCTTCAGCCTGCGTATGTATGTCCGTACCACGTGCAGCGGCCGGTCCGTAGTCTTCTTGTACTTTTTTAACCTTACCAATGTAAGATCTGTATGCGCAGGTTTCGTATGTTTTTAAAGCGGAGTAGGACCAGGCTGGGATTAAACCTAGTTCTTTTGGAGATTCGGCCTCTAATACATTTATTAGATCTGGCCGCTTGTCTTGTACAAGCTTGGTCATATTAGTGTTAGCTTTCCTAGCTATTTTCCTTCAGTAATAAGTTATCTCTTTCTGCAAAGTGTTCTTTAATAAGAGACTTACGTATATTGTCGTCTAATTTCCAAGTTAATACAACTCCGCGTGGTATAGAAGCGTTTTTATCTGCGCTTACTCTTTTCCTAGCAGTTTTAATGTTTAGTCTTGACATGGCTTTAGTGAAGTCTCGTGTAGATAATTTGTTACGGGTGTCAGTTAAAACGTCATAGACTAATTTAAACTGAGACATTGGTATTATTATTTCAGTACCCACTTCGGCTAGCCAATGTTTAAGATATCTTTGTGCTGTACTAATTCCTCCAGCATCAAAGGTATTTGTAAGTGGGATATCTAATATCTCAGTAAAGTATTCTAAGTTACGTTGTCTAATAGCTGCTGCAAATTCTTCTAACACAGACATAGATATGTTTTTCATTTGTATCTTAGCTTCGTTTTCTAAAGCTGTGTGTGCCATACGTTGGTCTACCTGAAACTTATGTAATACACCTGCAAATATATA